AAATATTAAGAGACAGCGTTCAGGTAGGAGGTACAAAATTAAATGATATTTTTAAACCAGGGAACCTTGATAGAGCTTTAAAAGCTTACGATACAGAATCTTTAAATGCTATGTTTGGTAAAGAGCTTACTCAAGGACTAAGAAACTTTCATAGATCTATAGACTCTTTAACACGTAAAGAATCTGGAAGAGGTGGAGCAGCTGGTGGATTGGTAGCTGCTGGTATTGGTGCTAGTTTGGCCTTTAACCCTTTAGCTGTTTTACCGACAGTTGCAGCTTTAGCAATAGCTAGACAAATTTTTAGTAGTCCAGCTCTTGTTGCTATATTTGCAAAAACAGACAAAGGCTCTATTGCAAAATTAATAGATGCAGTTGATAAGGCTACAAGACAATACTTTGTCAGAGAGCTTGGAGGAACTTCTGAAGAATTAGGAGGCGCTGCTTCTGAGCTAGGATCAGATGCACTTAATTCTTTAGGATTAGATCAACTGATTGAACCTGGTAAAAAAATGTTAAATCAAGGCATGAATGCTTTTGAAGATATGCAAAACCAAGCAACTAACGCCCTTAAAACATCCCAGATAGAAATGCCAACGGTAACTCCAGTTCAGACTGGGGGCTTAGGATCTATAGATCCAAGCAGGGTTGAATTTGCAGAACAAATAGCTGGAAGGCCTGTATTTAGAGCTTAAAAACCTAATTCGTTTCTATCCATTCCCAAAGGTTTATCTGATAAACAAACTAGATCCTCTTTAACAATATGTATGTAGGGCTCGTTGTCATCATCATAAGTTGGATTATCACTAATATTCATACGCACATCATACTGAAAGCCTGGTTTCCATTCATGCATCCAAACACCGTCAGTCATAGCATATACAATAATAAAGGGATAACCTGTTGATAAAGCAAAGGAGCATCCTTTACGCATCTTGTTAGCGGAGAGGATAAAGGTATCGTATTTATCATATGCAAACGTCCTGCACTTAACTTCACACCAATAAGACTTATCTCTTGATTCAATCCAATAGTCTAATGAGTAACTGGTGGGTAGCTTATGACAGCCAACCCCCCATAAACCTTCTAAAAAACCTGCAACTCTTTCCTCTCTTTTTTGATCGCCTCTTGATTCTAAACTTGGTGTCTTCATATCTACTCCTCAAAGAAGTTAGGATCAACAGCCACAAACCTTTTTGTAGGTCTGCCTTTACCCCCAACTTTAATTTCTATTTCTTGTATCTCTCCAGCATTTTTAAGTCTTTCTATAATTTCCTTAACTTCATAAGACTTCATACTTCTAAATAGTTCGTGTCTATCTACTTCCCTCTTAGATATACCTTCGCCGTTTCTAGATCTAATAAATGACAGAACTTGTTTAATCTTTGACTCAGTTGCAGAACTTGCAACCTTGTCTCTACAAGACTCTATAAACATAAGATCATAGTATCTGATGTAATCTATAGACCATCTCATTATATCGCCTGTAATCGTCCTAGAATCAGCGCTAGTAGCTAAAGTACATAACAAAGCTAACCTCATAGCCTTTTCTTTAGATCTACTTAACAGAGGCTCTAGGTTATCCTTTTCTAATATGTCTTGTCTTTTAACAATCTCCCTTGCAAAATCCTGTAACATTTCTTGAGACTCTTTATCAAAGTCTAAAATAGTTTGGTTAATATCCATTTCAGCATTATCTCTAGAGGCATCACCTAAATTGTTTTTATACCTTCTTACATAATTAACCCAGTTCACTATAGGGATAGGAGGTTCTTTGTATCTTTTAAGTTCTCCAACCCTCCTAGGCTCAGTTGATTCAACAACTACAAAACGATTTAAGAACCCATCTGCAATACGACCACCGTTTAATGCACTATAAAAGTTCTTAGGTACAGATAAGCCTACTAATGTTATTGCTGGTTTATGGGTGACTCTATTCATCATTTGTTCTTTGTATTGTTCTTGAACTCCCATCATAGAATAGTTATCAGGCCTTAGAGTCCCGTGGCAACGACCCCAAGCCTCCATTAGGGTTTGTATGCCGTCCTCTTTATTACTGTTACCCTGAGAGCTTATAGCCTCTAGACGCTTACCAAACTCATCCATTATAGTTATTTGTGTAGGCCTCATTTTTAATACTGAGTGAACTGCCCCACTAGAAGTGTAGCCATCACCAACAATTAATTTCTCATGATCAGATGCATTTAATACAGACTCTACAAATGTCTTAATGTTTTCCTTTCCTTGTCCAGACTTAGCTATTCCCATAAAGTACATACTAGAAAAGTTATTCATACTTGTTCTATATAAACGGCCACAAGTAACACTTGCTAAAGCCAAAGCTCCGACTAAAGATAATTCTGGTTGCGGTACTTGTGCAATATCCTCACAAAAATCAAACATATCTTTTAATAAACCTGGTGGATTAAATAAATCAGATGGTGGTTGTATGCTTTCCGTTGCCTGAATAAATAATGGTGCCTTCTGATTTTTCCTGTCATGAGTGTTTTTTACATTATAAACAACTGAATCTATTTCCTTTTGCATTAAAGGTGGATTGTTATTTTTGTTCCAGTTTTGTAGAAAGACTTTGACAAATTCAATATTAACATTCTTAGAGATTAGGTATCCTGCTATCCTAGCAGCACCATCATTTCTAGATCCTTCTAGCACTCCGTCCAAAGAGAATGGTGCCGTTTGTTTACTAAGTTCTATTTTAGGAACGCCAGTAATCTTTATATATTCTTTATCTGTAAAGTCTGGTAAGTCAGTATGATCATAGATTTTCCAATCTGGAAATATGACTGGTTTGTATACTTGGCCATTTGCATGACGGTTATATGGAGCAATAATTAATCCACCCACACCTCTAATATCTATCAACCTTTCGATAGGTGTATCGTTAGTTCTTCTTGTAGCAAAGGTGGTGTAGTTTTGTGGGTTGTTATAATAGTAATGCATTCCTTTACCAGTTATAACTTTAAAAGGACAGGCTGGTAAATTCCTTTCAACCCAATCCATAGCCTCTGGAGAGTCAGCGTCAACGACTACAAACTTACCACATACCAAGGCTACCTGTAAGTTGTCTCTGTCTTTAAACCACGACTCTACAAGGGTTCTTTCAGGTCTAGACTCTTTATATTGCTCCCAACTTCCAAGGAAAGAGGGAGGTTTTTTATTAGACCTTTGTAAAGGTACTACATTATAACCATCATCATAATAGGCAAGAGCTTGCTCCAAGGATGTGTCGTCCTCGGTTATATTAAGCTGAAACATTTTAAGTCTCGGCTTTTACAATATCAGAAATTGATCCGTATATAGACTCGAAATCCAACCTACCCTCTGTTGCTTTTATAATTTGTTTGGCTTGGATTATTGAAGGTTGTCTATAACCATATCTCCAAGACTTACAAGAATGTTCTGAGCAGTTAAATTCTTCAGACGCCTTTTTGTTTCCTAAAAATTCTATATAATCAGAGAGTGAATATTTCTTTACCTGCCTATCTTTGTATTTTGGTTGTACGCCCATAGTTTCTAATTCCTTTAGTTTTTTTGTCGCAGTAACCTTGGTTCTAAAATAGTAATTAGCAACCCAAGTCATGTCGTTTTTTATATTCATATACTTCTCCTAAATATTATGTTTTACACATTGTAATAACTTAGTGTATAATTTACAAGTTCATTTTTGAATAACTACGGGAGGTAGAGATATATGAGCTTAAAAGATAGGATAAAAACACCTGACGCACTTGTAAATAAACAGGGGGCAAAGCTCCTGGTTTATGGCCAAGCTGGGTCTGGTAAAACTTACTCAACACAAAGTATGCCAGGCAAAGTCTTGGTTATTAGTGCTGAGGCTGGATTGCTTTCAATTAAAGATGCACCTAATGTATCGGCTATAGAAGTAAAAACATACGACGACTTAAGAGAGGTTTATTCCGCTTTAAAGTCTGGCGAATTAAAATACGACAGCGTATGTTTAGACTCTGTATCTGAGATTAGTGAAATTCTTTTAGTACATGAGAAAGCAAAAAACAAAGACGGTAGAATGGCTTACCAAAATGTAAGTGAGGCAGTCACCGGCTTAATGAGATCATTTAGGGATCTTGATATACATGTGTTATTTCTTTGTAAAGAAGGCAAAGACAATAATGACGGTATATTTTTCTTTGGCCCTAAAATGGCAAGTAAACCTCTAGGAGATTCGATCACCTATTTCTTTGATGAGGTTTTAGCACTTCGTATTCTTGACGATCAAGATGATGACGGGAATCCGATTGCTGCAAGATGGCTACAGACTAGAATTGGTCAAGGGTATACTGCTAAAGATCGTAGCGGTAAATTAGAACCCTTTGAAAAGCCTGATTTAACTGCTCTAATTGCAAAGTTAGGGTTTAATACTAATGTAAATAAAAAGGAGAGTGAATAATGTCAGATTTTGATGGCGTTGAATTTTTTGATGAAATGGAGCAAATGAAGTCGAAAGGCCCAGAGGTTGCTCCGACTGGTGAGTATTCAGCTAAAGTTATTGCTGCTGAGAAATATAAATCTAAAAGCGGTAACTGGACGCAGAAAATGACCTTTCAGATTGATGGCGGTAAGTACCGAGATCAGAATGAATGGTATAACTTGTGGAGTCCTAGTGAAGAAGGTAAAAGAGTTTCTAATGAAATCTTTACACATCTAACTAAGGCTGTTGGGTTTAAAAAGTATCCTGATTCAGGCACAGCATTCATAGGGAAGAAGCTTACATTAATGCTTACTCAATATGAAGATAGCTGGGTTGATAATGATGGTAATACAAGAACTTCAGCAAAGTGCAAAGTAAATATGTACAAACCTGCTGATGATGGTATGTCTCCTCCCCCAGAGGCCGTACCTCCCTTTTAAGTAAGGGTAAACGAAAGGGGCGTTAAGCCCCTTTTTTTGTGTTATTGTTTTTTTCTTTGTCAGGTTTTTTCTGTTTAAAAATATTGTCAAAGTTTTTATCAAACTTACTTTTGTTTTCTGGCCTTCTTTTAGATCCCTTACTCATTTCCTTTTCCTAAATAATTTATCTGCCTTTCTCTGCCAAGACCATTCTAAGAATCTGTTCAGGAATTTATCAAAAAATCTTATCATTATCTATAGATCTTCCAGCTCTTGTATCAATCTATTTAAATACCATACAGATTTTTTAAGATCTTGAATGTTAGATTCTTTGTGATTTTCTCTCCAAATATATTTAATGGCAGCTGCTTTCAAGTAGCCTTTAAATTCTTCTTTAGATAAAGCAGCTTTTATTGCATCTATACACTCCACACCACCTTTACGGTAATGTGGAGGGCTGTTAACTAAGTCTTCTGTTTCTAATTCCATATGTCTCTCCCAAGATCTACTTCAATAATGTTTGGTGAATTGTATATAGTAGCTTCCTTGCCATCCAACACAGCATTGTAGTTGTCAAGCATATCCTCTAATCTAAGCCAATCAGCATCCATATCCTCATGCTTCATTTTAAATACCTTACTTGCATACGGTTTTTTCTTTTCTTGAGCTACAAACACAAAGTCGGCAACCTTAAATCCTGCCGCTTCAAAGCCACGTTTATACCAAGCGGCCTGTAGATCGTACTGATACTTCCTTATAGAGCTTGTAAAGCCTCTAACAGAACAATCTTGTGTAGTCTTATAATCAACTAAGATAATAGAGTTTTGATCGTGAGGAACTGTTATAGGGTGTCTAAGAACATCAGACTTAACTTTAAGCATTAGCCCCTTTTCCCACCAGAATATAGCTCTTTCAAACGGAGAATTAAAAACATCTGGATATTCTCCCTTGTCAGCAGATAAATACTTCTTGCCTTCTGGTATAAGAGCTTCCCTCATGCCGTATAAAGTATCCTTCTCACTAGCATTAATAACGGTTAATCCTCTGTTTTCATATTCTCTTTTGAGATCTTTGTTAGCATTAGTGTACGGAGATCCATTTATACAAACTACATCATTAATAAAAGCCTCCTCCCCTTCTACAATAAGCGAATGAGCAGCAGTTCCAAATCGCATGGCAGAAGTTGTTTCATTTACTTCTTCCATAGCATGTAATTGGCTTTGTCCAAACCGTCTTATATTAGATGATGACACTCCTGGCACTTGATGATAGAAGTTATGTTCCATATCTGGAAAGTAAACAGCATTTCCAAGTTCCATACTTTCGTGATCTTGTAAGATCTCTGGTAATTTATCTAAACTCATGATGTCTCCTTTTTAGCACTTTTCATTGCATCTTTAATAAGATCTTTTGCTTCCTTTGTATTAGGTGCACAGTCTAGCGCCATTTGTGTAAAAAACTGTATGCCAACAAAGACTGCATGTGGAATGTCAATACCACCTTCAGCAGCTTTTTCGGTTACATCACATAGATCATAAAAAAATTGATCGTGTGCTTGTTCTTTTTTTGCTTTACTCATGATGCCTCCTGTATTTTTTTAGCCTCTACAACTAACTTACTAACTGATTCATTTAATTCAGCTATAGCTACTTTAAGATTAAATAAAGCATAGTTAACTTCGTCATTGCTTATGCCACTTGTGTTTGATGCTTTTAAAATAGCATCTATTTGGTCTTTATAATTAAATTCCATTGTACCCTCCTAGGTAAATATATCTAAGTTGCATTTTATATTAAAATAACTATAATGTCTACATCTAGTAATAACAGGAGATTACATGGGAATGACTAATGACATGCATATGCTAATGAGATTATCTTATGATCAAGCGGAAGGAGACTACGCTGATAAGAAAACAGATAATATTGTTGAGGCGTATAAAAAATACCACAAAATAAATCTAAAGTATGACTGCTTTGATCCCGTTGCTGAAGTAGAGATGTTTCACAACGAAAATTATCAGGACGCTATTAACTTTTATTAATTCGTACTATCCAGCGAGAGCTAGATTTTTATAAAGCATCAGGAGGGCTTTGCGAGAAACCTCCTGCTTTTTTGGAGAAAAAATGCAAGGTCAAAAAGCAATAGAACAAATCATGTTAGAGTTTACAAAGCTAACACAGTCAGAGAAAGCAGAAATTATTAATATTCTTTTAGAACATATGGCCACAGAAATTAAAAGACAAATTCCACATGAAGCATGAAATTAAGATCTCTTTGCCATTAGAGGTTTATTACTCAAAAAATAAGAAGTTCATTCT